CGGCGACATCTTATTAGGATAGAACAATGGCTGACACTAAAATCTCGGCTCTTGCATCAGGCGTACCGGCGGTAACGACGGACCTGATCCCCATCGCTCGCGGCACGGCGAACTACAGCCTCACGGCTGCGAGCCTCCTTGCTCAGACTGGTTCATTACTTCAAGTCGGTTCTACGGCTGTTGGTATTGGTACTTCAAGTCCTGCGACGTTCTTAGACGTATCGTACTCAGGCGGTATGGCTCGGTTCGGTGGTGCGTCCAACAACAATATGGTGCAGGTAACTTCTGCACAAACGCTTGGTATGTGGGCAGGTGGTAATTCTCAAATCTACAGTTCCGTTGGATTAATTTTCCTAGTTGGAGCAACAACCGGTACTGGTGCGCCTACGGGTGGTACGCAGACCATGACTCTTGGTACGAATGGGGCAGTCACCCTCGCAGGGTCTTCGACTTCTGCGTCGCTTACGGTCAACAATGCTGCAACTCTAAATGCTTCCGCAATAGTTGTTAGCACTGCAGGTGCGGGCAACACCGGCATTGCCGGAGTACAAGTTTCTGACGGTGTTACTACAAGTGTCTACGGGTACACCGTTGGTACGTCTCACTTCGTCGGAACAAGTACTAGTCACGCTCTTGGATTCATAACCGGTAACGTAAGTCGAGCCACTATAAGTAACACCGGTAACGTCACGATCAACGCTCCGACAAGCGGCATTGCGTTATCTATTACGGGGACAAACTCGACGACTGGTATAGGTGCTGTAATTGCGGGGTCCTACACTGGCGCAGGTACTACGCAACTTTTGTCGCTTACCGATCTCAACAATACCAATGGCGTAAATTTAAAACTGACCGGTAATGGCGCAACTACGCCGTCTAAGACGATCCGCGTCAGTAACGGCAATATGGAAATATTGAACGACGCGTACAGCGCGACGTTGCTTCGAGTAGTCGATAGCGGAGTTATTCAAATTCCTGCAGGCGGCGCTATGCGAATCGTGGCGACCACATACGCGACTATTCCCGCAGCAGCCACGGCGGGTGCGGGGGCGCAGGTGTGGATTACGGATTCCGGTACGGCGTACACGGGCGCGAATATCGGTACTATTATCAGCGCGGGCGGCGGTGCAAATCTCGCTCCATTGTACTCTGACGGCACTAACTGGCGAATTGGTTAAAACGGGGGATTGAAATGACTCTGGAACTCTCGACTGAAGAAGCACAGGCTCTCCTCAACTTCATCGACCTTGGCCTCAAGGCCACGGGTCTGGGTTCGGCGGAAGCGGCGGTGGTTCTGTCCAAGAAGATTCAGGACGCCGCGAAAGAAGCGGCTAAGGCGGCAGAATGAGCGTTACCTACACGACGAGCGTTACGTCCTTGGTCACCGTGCCGTCGCAAGACGGCCTGACGGATGTTGTCACTGCCGTGAACTGGCAGGTCTTGGCGACGGACGGGACGTACTACGCGCAGCAGTCGGGCACCGACGCGGTGGGGCCTCCCAATCCGGGCGACTTCACGGCGTACCCGAATCTGACTCAGGCACAGGTACTGAGTTGGATCCCTGACCCGTCCACAGCGGACGTGCAAGCGTACCTCGCGTCTAACATCGCCCTACAGGCCAACCCGCCTGTCGTGACCCTGCCACCGCCTTGGGGATAATCCGTGAGCGACCACAACGACACCATCAAGCACAGCCTAGATCTCGCTTTCGCTGCGGTAGTGGGCGGTGCGTGGTTACAGGTACTGCCGACGGTAACGACCCTCGTAGGCCTCGTGTGGTACCTGCTCCGGATCTGGGAGTCGGAGACGGTCAAGCAGTTGACGGGTAGACCCATGAGCAATCGTGACTGGATAGACACGATGCAGTTCCGCAGCCTGAGAAGGAAACAGGAGGGGGATAGAAATGGCGAGTAAGAAATGGATTCAGAAGGCAATCAAGCACCCCGGAGCGTTGCATGAACAATTACACGTTCCAAAGGGTGAAAAGATTCCTGCAAAGAAATTGGCTAAAGCCGCTGGCGCTTCAGGTAAGTTGGGCCAACGTGCGCGACTGGCCCAGACGCTTAAAGGAATGGGCAGTGCCGAGCGTAAGTAAGAAACAACACAACCTCATGGAGGCCGTGGCGCACAATCCCGGCTTTGCCAAAAAGGTTGGCATCCCACAGAAAGTGGGTAAACATTTCCATGAGGCAGATAAGATGAAACGTAAAAAATTTGATGAAGGTGGACAAGCCTCCAGCAAAGCCGACAAGGAATGGTGGAGGCATGGGAACCCCAGTGCGCCTAAGACGACAAAAGACATTCCGTCAGATGATTACGCTGATGCCTACGGGTTCGATAGCGCTTCGCAAGCGGGAAGTTATTTGTACGACAAAACTAAGAAGGCGCTTGGTCCGGGTATCGGAGACGCTTTAGGTTTTACCGTCGGTACGGTTGGCGCATTGCCAGCGCGTGGAATCAGTATGCTCTACCGTAAAGTGACGGGGCATACGCCTCCACCAAGATCTGACAACGAAGAATATAGGAAAGGTGGCAAAGTGAAACACGCAAACGAACTCCATGGCAAGGCTAAGGAAACGAAGTCGATTGCTAAGGAAGAAATGAAGGCCCTGAAGCGTGGTCACGCGCCGAAGGAAATCCTAGAACACGAAAAAGCGGAGCATAAGGCTATGGGCTACAAGAAGGGCGGCAAGATCGAAACCCCGAAGAAGGGTTTCGCGATGGCTGAGACCAAAGGTGGTCGCAAGCCACCGCACAGTAAGAAAGGCGAAGAAGGCGATACCAAACTCAAGGGTTTCGGTATGGGCAAGGGTCTCGGTAAGGGCCGTAAGGTCACCAAGGCGGCGACGCCGAAGGACGAGATGCCCCGTAAGGGCTTTGCCATGAAGAAGGGCGGTCACGTCAAGAAGCACGAGAAGCACATGGCGCGTGGCGGCATGGGCGCTCCGGCGCGTAAGCCGCATGTCCCGAAGCCTCCGAAGGCTGATCCGGCGGCGATCGCGGCCCTGATGGGTCCGGCGATGGGCGGCGGTGCCCCGGCTCCGGGCGCAGGTATGCCGCCGATGGGCGGGCCGACGATGGGTGCCAAGAAGGGTGGGCATATTAGCCATCACCATCATCACCACTACGCCAAGGGCGGTCACGTCAAGGGCGAGCACAAGCATGAAGACGGCATCGCCGAAAAGGGTCATACTCGCGGTAAGCAGGTGAAGATGGCCTCCGGCGGTCACGTCGGTTCCCACCCGTCTCGCCGTGCTGATGGCGCGGCCCACAAGGGACATACCCGCTGCAAGGTAGTGTGAGATGAAAGCGAAGGCGAGCAAAAAGCACGCGAAGCCTACCCGCCGAGCTAAAGGCGGGAAGTTTCACCACAAAATGAAGCGTCATTACGACGACGGCGGCGGTATCGACGTGGGTCCGATCGACATGGGTGGTCATATGCCCAATATCGATGACGCGATGTCGTTTAGCACCGCGTTTAAGTTGGCCCGTGCCGCGGGTAAACCGACGTTTCCGTGGCGTGGTAAGCGGTACACCACTCAGTTGGCGGGTGCGCAGCCTTCTGCGCCTTCCGCTGCCGCACCCTCGGCGGCTCCCGCTGCCGCACCCTCGGCGGCTCCGATGCCCCCACCGTCGCGCACGACAGGTCCGGGTATGGACATCAGTGGCACGGCCCCTGACGTCTATGGGCGCAGCAGTACAGATCCGTTCAGTATGCGACCGTCTGTAAATCCCGAGGAATATAGTCAGCAAGCCCGGATGGAAGGCACGCTTGGGCGACTGGGCACCCTTGGTGCCGCTGTCGCAGGGCCGGAAGCCTTGGGCGCGGAAGCCGGTGAAGGCTTCATTGGAAAAGAAGGGCTTACTGCTCTAAAGGCCCTCAAGAAACGTGGGCAGTTGGCGCGTAACCTCGGTAAAGCGACCAATAAGTCACTCCCGCACGCCGAAGCGGCTTCGGGTATGTGGAATGACGAATTCGGTCTAGGCATCAAGCGCGGCGGTAAGATCAAAGCCCACAAGTACGCCGCTGGCGGTTCTATTCGTGGCGGCGGCTGCGAATCGAAGGGCAAAACGAAAGGTTCTCATCGTTAATTAGGAGATTGAAATGTCGAAGCACGGTCATCACGAACATCACGGTCATCTCAAGCCTCATCATTCCAAGGGTCATCACGGTCCGCACGGCTCGCACGAGCATGCGACTCATGAGCATCACCCGAAGCATCATGAGCCGAAGCACCACACCCATCACATGACGCCGCACCATATCCACCACTCGCACGGTGGTCATGTGGATACGCACTTGCATCACCGCGAGCATATCCTCAAGCACTTCCACGGGAAGTAAGTGATGTTGTCTTCACGGGGCATGGGTGCCATAAATCCCAGTAAAGTCCCTACCCCCCGTACTGGGAGGAAGCCCCATGCCCCCGTGAAGGCTTGTTGTTCAGGTGGGAAGATGGCGAAGGGTGGGTTGGCATGGACTCGCAAGGAAGGCCAGAACCCGAATGGCGGCTTGAACGCTAAGGGTCGGGCGTCCTACAACAAGGCACACGGAGCGCACCTCAAGGCTCCGCAACCGGAAGGTGGCCCTCGTCGGGATTCGTTCTGTGCCCGGATGAAAGGCGCGAAGCGTAAACTGACGAGCAAGAAGACGGCGAACGATCCGAACAGTCGGATCAACAAAAGCCTACGGGCGTGGAAGTGCTAAATGACCGCTACACTGTCTGGTCTTACGACGTTTAATCCGAACCTCAACGACGTTGTTGAGGAGGCGTTTGAGCGTTGTGGCGCAGAGTTACGCTCGGGTTATGACTTGCGTACGGCTACGCGCAGTCTGAATCTGCTATTCATGGACTGGGCCAATCGCGGCGTCAATCTGTGGACGATGGATCTGTCGTATCAACAGGTGCTGACCCCCGGCGTAGCGACGTACACGATTCCCGTGGACACGGTAGATCTGCTCGACCATGTGATCCGTACAGGGTCTGGGACGACGCAGCAGGACATCAACATCACGCGCATCTCCAGTTCGACCTACCTCATGATCCCGAATAAGAATGCCACGGGGCGTCCTATTCAAGTTTGGATCAATCGGTTGAGCGGTCAGACGGCGGCGGGTGGTAGCAGCACGACGTATCAGCCCACGATCACGGTCTGGCCTACGCCAGACAATTCTACGACGTACACGTTCGTAGCAACGCGGCTGCGGCGTATTCAGGATGCGGGAACAGGTCTCAACATTCAGGACATGTCGTTCCGGTTCTGGCCCGCGATGTGTTCGGGTCTGGCCTACTACTTGTCTATGAAGATCACCGGGGCTGAGTCACGTACGCAGGTTCTTAAGATGGCGTACGACGAGGATTGGCAACGCGCGGCAGACGAAGACCGCGAGAAGGCGGCGATTCGATTTGTTCCCCGTGAAACATTCTTGCGGTGATCCATGCCGAATCGGTTTTCATCTGGCAAGTTTTCGATCGCCGAGTGCGATCGATGTGGGTTCCGGTACAAGTTGTCGGAACTCAAGAACCTTGTCATCAAGACGAAAAATGTCAGTATCAAGGTCTGTCCGTCGTGTTGGGATCCGGATCACCCGCAGTTGCAGTTGGGTCTGTATCCGGTCAACGATCCGCAAGCGGTGCGAGAGCCTCGCAAGGACATTAGTTACTACACCGCGACAAGCGTAAACGGCGGTGACGGTGGTAGCCGTATCTACCAGTGGGGATGGAATCCGGTCGGGTACCGGACATCGTTTTTGCCTGAGACGCCTAACGATCTAATCGGCGTCGGTGGCGTGGGTACGGTTACTATAGCGTTCTCCTAGGAGAGTTAGATGAAGAAGCACGACAAGCATCACGACGGCAAAAAGCACATGGCGGCGGGTGGTGTCACTGGCGAAGCCATGAAGAAGTATGGGCGCAATCTCGCCCGTGCGATGAATCAGAAAGCCGCGTCGCATAAGAGCGGCGGTCGGGGGCGGTAATGAGCAACAAATGGCAGGATTTTAAGTATTTCGGGTGGGATGAACCGAACCCCATCGGGAAGTACAAGCAGCCTATGAAGAACCCTCGGTTCACCGACGGTCAGGGCTACGAGTCTGATGAACTCGACCGCATGGGCACCAAGACCTACGGTCGTTGGGTGCGCCCGTTGAACGGCGACAAGAAGGAACGCCTTGAGATTCGTGGTTGCAAGAACACGACTCGCGGCAAGCACTTCTACGAGGATCACCAAGAGCGCGATCAGGTTCGTACTAAGGCTCGTCCGGGCAAGCACGAGGACTGATAGACCATGCAGGTCATCTACAGCACGTCGTCGTCTGCGACGAACAACTTGTACACGATGATTCAGAACTACTGTGAATCGTCGGAAGCGTCGTTCGTTGCGAACATACCGAACTTTGTACAGTTAGCGGAAGAGCGGATCTATAACTCTGTTCAGCTTCCTGTCATCCGACAGAACGCGACGGGTACGATGACTGCGGGCAATCAGTACCTCCAGTTGCCTTCCACGGTCGGCGGTGTGCCGGTGTCTTGGCTGTCGATCTTCTCGGTCGCGGTCATTAACCCGAACAACATCGCGGGTAACATCAGTCAGGCGTTCTTGCTCGACAAGGACGTGAACTTCGTTCGCCAGTCGTATCCAGACCCTACGATCACCGGTACGCCGCAGCACTATGGCGTGTTTGACTCCAGTACGCTGATTCTTGGCCCTACGCCGGATCAGAACTACGCGGTCGAGATGCACTACTACGGTTACCCTGCGTCCATCGTGACGGCAACCAATACATGGTTGGGCAATAACTTCGGTGAAGTATTGCTGTACGGTGCGGTGCGTGAAGGATACGTCTACCTGAAGGGTGAGACGGACATGGCACAGAAGTACGACCAGATGTATCAGGAAGGCATGGCGCTGCTCAAGCAGCTTGGCGATGGCAAAGACCGTCAGGACGCGTATCGTTCTGGTCAGGTCAGGGTTAAGGTCACATGAGTGGTATCACGCAATGTATGACCACCTCGTTCAAGGTGGACTGTTTGGGCATCGTGTCCAACGCCAAGATCGCGTTGTACTTAGTTGCCAATGGCGCGGCGTTAGATGCGACCACGACAGCGTACACCGCAACGGGCGAGACCACGGGTACCGGCTACACTGCCGGTGGACTCGCGTTGACCATAGGCACAGCGCCGACATCTAGCGGTACGACGGCTTATTTGGGCTTCAATAACGTCTCGTGGCCCGGAGCGTCGTTCAGCGCGGACGGCGCACTCATCTATAACTCGGTGACGGGACACTCTATCGCCGTGTTGAACTTCGGCGGTACCAAGACCGTTACGTCGGGTACGTTCACAGTACAGTTCCCCGCTGCCGCACCGGGGACTGCAATCGTTCAAATATCCTAGGGGTAGGCTATGAGCAGTAAGCGTTCTAAAGAGGGTTATCTGATCATCGACCATCGGGCAACAGAACCTGTTCCTGATGAAATCATGGTAAAAGACGGACTTCCTCCCGGTTCCGGTCGTGGAGTGTTTGAGTCTGCAACGTATACGTGTTCGCATTGCCAATATGTAGTAGTGCTAAACCCTAACCGTACTCGGGAACGCGAGTACTGCCGTGGTTGCGACAGTTATATTTGTGACGGTTGCGGACTACTTAAAAAGAATGGCGCTCCGTGCAAAACGTACGCGCAAGTTATAGACGAGGCTCATGAGGCCGCGTTGAGATTAACAAATTCTGGTTTGATTATTTCTTAAGGAGATTTGCAATGGCTAAGTATTCAGCCCAATACTCTTCGGTTCCTTTTGCAGTTACGGCCCTTGGTTCGAGTATCAGCACGACTGGTACTAATGCGTTTATGGCGTTGATCGGCGGTGTTGCTACCGGCGGCCTCAAGGTCAGCGAGATCTACATGGGTGGTGAAGCCGCTTCATCCTCGCAGGTGGCTTCGATGGCGTTTAGTCGCGCGACCACGCTTGCTGCGACTCTGACCGCAGGTTTCGCGACCATCATCTTAACGGATATTTTTGCGTCCCCGCCCGCGACCGCTCCTTCGGTGGGCACTCAGTGGACTACGACGACGGCTCCTGTCGCTAGCGCTAACGCACTGCTCCACTTGTCGTTCAACGCGTACGGCGGCATCGTGCGTTGGGTGGCATCGCCTGATCAAATGATTACGGCGTTCGGTACGGCGGCGTATACCAACGGTACGCAGGGTACGGGTGGTGAACTTATTTTGACGCAGATTGCGGGTACGGCTTCGACGATCTCGGGTCATATTCTGTTCGAAACCCTGTAAGAGGAGAACGCCGTGGCAGCAAACGGGTTAATGTACACGGCGTCGTTCAACGCCACGTCTGGTTTTGCGGGCGGTACAGTACAGGATCTTTGGCAGATCACTGCTTCTGCCACGGCATCCATCCTCATCCATTCGTGGCGCGTCACGATGCTCCCGGTGATTACATCGGGCGTGGCGCAGGACTTGCGGTTCAATCTT